CTCTATGAAGGTAGGTCTTCCGCAACTTAGTATAGGGGAAAGGGTAGAAGCCGCAAAAGCAGATACTCGACCATCCCAAACTGATACCTCAGCCGTACCAACCGAAATGAACCCTTCCCCAGGGGATTCAACCACAGCACCTATAGATACAACCGCAATTAATAGTGCCGGAAGTGACGTACAACAACAATCACAACAGGGTAATACGGCAACCGCTGATAGTGCACGTAAGGGTCAAACAACAGAGGCATCTAAGGTACAATATGAAAATCGACAAGTAAATCCAGAGGACCAGGCACCAACAGCACCTTCAGAAGCGGAATTGGCTAATACTCCACCTCCAAAATCAAAAGGTTTTATGGAATCACTAATGGACGAACAGATGTCAAGTATGTTAAGTGATAATAGTGGAGGTGACCATCCAGCACAGGATAGGGATTATGGACATGATAATGGGGATCCTAACCAATATGTTAAACCTCAACCACCCTCTCAACCCATAAGAAGGGATAAAATGGACCCTTATAATAATAGTAATAATAAGGTACCAGAACCTAAGAAATTTCCAATAACAAGTTTTGATAAGGAAAATAATAGGGAACCTTATAAGGCACCTAATCAAGATTTAGGACCAGCCTATAAACAAAAAACCATTAATCAACCTAAGGCACCAGCCCCTAAGGTAACATTCAAGTCTCCGCGTATCAATACTCCCCGATTCAATTAACCGGGTACAATTGCTCCCGGATCAATGCCCGGCAAGTTGTCCCGGATCAATGTCCAGGATCAATGTACCAGGCAATGTCCAGATCAATGCCCGGGATCAATATATTCAATGTATTTCAATGCCCGGGATCAATATATTCAATGTATTTCAATGAAAATCAATGAATTTCAACAATATTCAATAAGTACAATATACACATAGGCTCAATATTGTTGTATAGGCAATATATTGTTGTACCTGTAGTGTGCCAATCAACAGTTGACACAGGCAATGCAGGTCAATGCAGGTCAATGCCTGCACAATATCTACAGTAATATAATAAAAGGACACATATAGAACCTGTAGACCCTGCAAGCCCTGCACTACCAGTGAGCCCTGTAAGGCCTGCACACACAAGTGACCTCAGGGTTCTGTAGCGCCAGAAGCGCTAGGGCGCAATTTGCCGGATAAAGCTGGGCCGGGTCTACGATTTTTCAAAGGACTCTAGGGTAACAGCACTAGACTTCCTAACTAATATTGACCTATTAAAAAACGTCTTTCATAGAAGTGCACGAATTATCTCGGTCCGGGAGTATCAATGTCTCAATGCACTTCCAGGACCCTCCAGGCCGATGGCTCTCCGATGGTAGCCAATGGTCCAATAAGGGCCCCCAAATGGGCTCAATGTTGCCCCTACCCAAAAAATTACCCGGTTCCGGAGTGGCCCAAAAAGACCAATCAGGACCGACAGAACAATAACCGTTACTAGAAACCCCTAAGGACTATAATAAACCAATAGGACCGTTACCAATAAGGGATGGTTGGCTCAGATTGACCTGAGGGTACTGTGAAATACTTACAGAATCTTGAAACAAGATGGCCCTACGAGGGTATAAGAGATGTCCAAGTCTCAAAGGTGAAAGGTAGGTGGACTCACCCAACTCTCACCTCTCTGAGGTACATGGAGCCTTTAAGCTCTCAAAGATCCCAAAAAAATCCTATAGAAACAAAAAGAGTGCCTCTAGTCCCAAAGGGGGCGGGGTGGGGGCGCGCTTAAGGGATTCTAAATAAAAAGAGAACTATTCTATCTAATAGTATACGATACTAAAATCCCCTATAGAGGTGCATCCGTTATTAATAAGAGAGACTTATAGAGGGACACACAATCTCTGATACCTTGTGAAAAGCGGTCAGTATAATGTGACGACTATAGGATAGATTGGTATTAGAGGGCTGCGATAGGGCCGCCCAACGTGGGCTCAATGTACCTCAACTGACCTCAACGGGTCAATCATTCTGGTGGATTTTTTAGATTTTTTTGTGATTGAAACCCAAATTTTCCCGCGCCAATAGGAGGGTGCACTTGGGTAGCGGATTGCAGAATAAAAAATTTTCACTTAACCCAAAGAAACTTCAAGTCTACCCTGAAACAAACTGGAAGTACTCAATATAAATCTAAAATAAAAATACTATGTGGAAAACTAAAGAAACTGAAGTCAAAGGCCGTAAGGTCGTATCGATGATTTGCCAGAACTCCGAACCGGAAAAGAGTAAATGGGCAGAATTTGGGCCTGAAGAGGGACCATGCGACAACTGGACTGTTGTAGGAGCCGAGGCTACCGCATCACTTTGTCCTGAATGTGTTCAACGTTCCGTTAATATTCGTATTCCCAACCAGTAACAGGGATCCGCGCATATTATAATATTATAAGAATAAAGTTGTACAATGGGTTTGGGTTTTCAAATATATAAAGAAAAACCCAATACAATATGGAATTCACAATTTGGCCCATGTTAAGAGACGGAATCGTTAAATTCTTCTCTGATATGAAATTCTTTTTTACTAAAGATTTTATCAAACAAAACTACTACAAGCATTTTTTATATTCATTAGTCCTAACAGTTCCAACGATTTGGTTCATGTATGAATATATGCACCTTAAAGATACTGGAATCGGATTTACAGTTTTTGTTGCAGGATTCGGAGCAAAAGCGGTTAACTTTGTCCGTGAATGGTATTATGGAATTAAATACAAAGCACCATGGAGCCCTGAAGATATTAACTTCGGTACTTATGGTGGAATCATCGGTGGTATTATCGCCGCATTAATATTTTAATTGGCCATGAGAAAGTTTTTAGTAAAGCATTTTGTACTTGATTATACGGCAAATATTTTTGGATGGCAATATAACGCACCAAGAGCAAGTCGAATCATATTCCCATTAATGGTATTATCGGGATGGTTTTCAACTACCAATCCAGACTGGCCTACCCCAACACCACTTGTTTGGGTTCTATATTCTCTATTAGCAACATCTCTATTTTTTGGATTTGTCTATTTTAGATTCTACCCTGCAAAATGGGAAGAACTTGACAAATTTCAGAAATTCCAATATGGAGTTTTTAAACAAGATGAATTATCTCTAGAACAGTTTGAGGAATGGAGACAAATATTTGAGGAATTGGATATTTAATTTTAACACATTATTATGATTAAGCTGGCTAAAAGGTCAGCTTTTTTTATGCTTATAAATATAGGAACGCACGAAACAAACCCTCATTTTTCTATAAAATAATAAATTAATCTACACAATATGACCAAGAAGACAAATACTCCTTTCATTGACCAATTCGGAGAGGATTTAACCAAACTAGCCGCTGATGGAAAACTTGACCCTATCATCGGAAGAGAAAAGGAAGTATATAGAATATGCCAAATCCTTTCTCGTAGAAAGAAAAACAATCCAATTATTTTAGGGGATCCTGGTGTTGGTAAAACTGCACTAGTTGAGGCAATTGCCCAAAGAATTGTCGAAAAGAAAGTTGCAATGACTCTTCTTAATAAACGTATAATCGCCTTGAATATCGCAAACGTGGTAGCAGGTACAAAATACCGAGGAGAATTCGAAGAGCGAATGAAAAACATCGTTGATGAACTTAAAGAAAACCCAGATGTTATTGTGTTTATTGATGAGATTCACACGATTGTAGGTGCTGGTGGTGTAAGTGGTTCATTAGACGCAAGTAACATCTTAAAGCCGGCATTGGCAAGAGGACAAGTACAATGTATTGGCGCCACAACAATCGACGAGTATCGTGAAAATATTGAAACAGATGGGGCTCTTACCCGAAGATTTCAAGAAATCTTTATAGACCCACCATCTCTAGATGATGCAATTGAAATCCTGGATAGAATCAAACCGAATTACGAAGACTTCCATTCAGTATCATATACTCCTGAAGCAATCAAAGCATGCGTAATGTTATCTGACCGATATATCACTCAACGAGAATTACCGGACAAGGCAATTGATATTATGGACGAGGCCGGGGCAAAAGTCCACCTAAAAGAGGTTAAAATCCCAGAGATTATTAAAAAACTTGAAATCGAGGCCGATAGTTTAAAATCTCAAAAATTGAAAGCTGCCGACGCGACTGATTATGAAAAAGCCGGTAAATTTAGAGACCTTGAAATAGCCAAACGAGACGACATAACAAAAAGAACCAAAGAATGGGAGGAGACTCTTAGACTAAATAAAAAAGCCGTAACTTACGAAGATATTGCTGAAGTAATATCAGAATCTACTGGAATTCCGGTAACAAGAATGACCGATGACGAGAGCAGAATTGTTATTGATATGGAAAATGAATTAAAATCTATGATTATCGGACAAGATACTGCGGTTGAAGGCCTATGTAGAGTTATTAAAAGAAGTCGAACTGGAGTAAGTTCATCTAAAAAACCTATCGGTTCATTTATGTTTATTGGACCTACTGGAGTTGGTAAAACTGAAACTGTTAAAGCACTTTCTGAATATTACTTCGGAAGCGAGGATTCTCTAATTAGAATCGACATGTCGGAATACCAAGAAAAGTTTAATGTAAGTAGACTTATTGGTTCTCCTCCGGGATATGAAGGACATGAAGATGGTGGACAGTTAACCGAACAAGTTAGACGTAAACCATATTCTGTAGTTCTATTCGATGAGGTTGAAAAAGCCCATCCAGACATTTTCAATATATTGTTACAAGTTTTGGACGAGGGTCGTTTAACCGATACTCTCGGTAGAACTGTTGACTTTACAAATACTATCATTATTATGACTAGTAATGTTGGAGCAAAACGAGTTGCAGAATTCGGAGCTGGAATTGGATTCTCAAGTTCAAGTTCTACTGCTACCCATAAAATGCAAATGGAAACGGTTATTCGAAAAGAACTTAAAAACAAATTTGCACCAGAATTCTTAAATAGACTTGACGAAATTGTATTGTTCGACGGACTAAAACAAGAAGATGTTGCTAAAATTGCCGAAATCGAAATCGAAAAGGTAATTGAGAGAATGGCTGAGCAGGATTATATTATTAAAGTTGCAAAAACTGCGATAGTATTTTTAGCAGAACGCGGATATGATGCACAATACGGTGCTAGACCTCTTAAAAGAGCAATTCAAACATACGTCGAAGACTTATTAGCGGATTGCATATTATCTAAAGAGGTAGTTAAAGGAAGTAAAGCATACACAATATCTCATAAAAAAGGTGATGAGAAACTTTCTGTTAAATAATCATATAATATAATAAAATTAGAAATATGAAAACATTCTCACACAAATTCAAACATATTATTTCGGATATAAAAATACACGGAGAGGTCTCTAAGCCAAGAGACCTCGAAGTTACCGAATTACTTTATGCTGGTTATCAAATTAATCCTAAAGAACCATTTGCTAATTTTACTAGTAGAGAGTTTAATTGGAAGTATTTTGCCGGTGAATTAGCATGGTACCTTAATAAAGATACCAATATTGATTACATTAATAAGTTTTCTGGATTCTGGAAAAACATAACAAATCCTGGAACAAACGAAATTAATTCAAATTACGGTTCTCTTCTTTTCGGAGAACAATTACAATGGGTAGTCGATTCTCTTAAAGCAGACAAGAACACTAGACAGGCAATTGCTTTCTTAAATCAGCCAAAATATCAGTTTGAAGGTAACAAAGATTTTGTATGTACTATGTACCTAAACTTTTCAATCAGACACAATACGCTAGATATGAAAGTTCAAATGCGTTCTAATGATATATTCTATGGACTTACATTTGATGCGCCATTCTTTGCATTCGTTCATCAACATGTTTATCTTTGGTTAAAATCAACCTATCCCGAATTAGAATTGGGAACTTACCACCATTGTGCAGATAACATCCATTTTTACGAAAGACATTTTGAACTAGCCGAAAAAATTGCTCATGAGCCTCTTCATGAAAAACAATACTCAATGGAATTAATCGAACCGCTTTTCAATATTGAAAATGGAATGATGCATTTGACTTCTCACGGAATTTCGATGATAAATAATATAAATGATACGATAGATAAAGTCTTGACTAAAGAAGCATATATTAACATATTATCAGAATATCTTAATATAAGAGAGCTATGATTGAGTGTATGAAAACCAAACTAAATATTCCAGAATTCTATATAAATGGTAAGAATTTCGATTCGATTACGAACGATTGCGAATTCCATAATAGAATTGTCGATTTTATCGAGATGAATATTGAAACTGAAACTGAAGATACTTTGCTTTGTTATTTTGTTCATGAAAACGGAGCTATACAATATGCAGATCTTCCAAAAAGCTCATATAAGCAATCAATACTAAAAAGCCTGGAATTCTATACATTCCATGAAAATTATGAAAGATGCGCCCAAATTAAAAACCTACTAAAGAAACTATAATGAATCACGGAAAAGAATTCGAAAGATACGCAATGCTAGACAAGGGTGTAAGTTCAATGAACATGCACTACTATAAAAAACAAATCGAAAATTCAATGACTCCATATATCTTGGAAGAGAGAGAAATGAGAGCAACTCAATTGGACATTTTTTCGAGATTAATGATGGATAGATTATTGTGGGTTGCAGGACCAGTTAATGACAATATGTCAACTATAGTTCAAGCTCAATTAATGTTTTTAGATAGCACTGATGACCGAGATATAACGATGCATATTGACAGTCCCGGAGGTTCAGTAAAATCTGGACTTTCTATGGTCGATGTTATGGAATGGATTAAGTCCGATATTAGAACAGTAAACACTGGTATGGCGGCTTCGATGGGTTCGGTATTATTAGGAGCTGGAACTAAAGGTAAAAGAAGTTCACTAAGACATTCAACAACAATGTTGCACCAATCTTCAGGAGGATTCAGCGGAAATATACAAGACGCTGAAATCGACTGGGCAGAATGGCAAAAAGTAAATAAAGAACTATTTAATTTATTAGGTTCTTATTGTGATAAAAAACCAGAGCAAGTTATGGCCGATGCCACTAGAGATTTATGGTTAAACGCCGAAGAGGCTCTTAAGTATGGAATAATCGACGAGATTATTAATCCAGTTAAATCAAAATCTAGAAAATAAATGAAAATCTATTTTTACGTACATTCTGGCGAGCTTGAATATTTAGATAAAATAATTAAAGGAAAATTGGATGCAGAAACTTACCCAGTTACAATATCTCCGATATACTTTAAAGATTCATACTTAGTGGATATTTCATATTCAGATTTTGTAAGATTAAACGATAAAAATACATTTACTTCATTAATTTCATTATGACGAACAGAGAAAAACAAAGAGAATTATTTGTTGAATTAATTAACCATCAACTTAAGGACCATGGTGTAACATACGAAGATGTTAAAACTAATCCATCATGGTACATGGAATATAAGACTACTCCGGAGAAGGAAGAGGCATTTATTAAATATGCTGTCGAAAGAATCAGAGAAGTTCTAAAAATTTCAAAAGCTGCCGCTGAAAAGGAGGCAAGTTGGTTTATTCTACAATGGGGATTAACTACTATTCACCCTAGAAAAGCACCAAATAGAGTTCAAAGCGAAGTTACCAAAAGAACTAAGTCCTAGATTATAGTAATATAAAGTTAAAATGCCTATATAATTTATTATGTAAAAGATACATATAGGTATGAACGTCTTTGAACCAAATTGGCTAATGGAGCCACCTCATGATTATGAGCTAAAATATTACAAACTACTCGCAGCAATCGATAAAATTAAAAAAATGATTGCTGCTAATAGTTTGTATTCTGCTATTTTAGAGGTAGAAAATGAGCTTGAAAAACTCTACAATATCAAGTACGGAAAAGACGAAATTGAAAGTAAAACCAGAATTATTACTGGAATCGATGTCGACACATTGTCACTAAAATACGAATACCCAGAAGAGAATGATGGAACTAGTTCTATCTACGATATTTGTGACATTGCAATCGATAAACTAGAAGACCTATACCGAATTATTAGAGATAAATGGAGATTGGTAGAATCCCAATGCACTATTACCGAAATCCCAGAGAAAAAACATCTCAACACAAAAGGGTACATTTTTTATATCGACCTTACAAATCAAAAAATCCACGTCTATTATTATGTGGAGCCTTCATCATTTAAAATAAACTGGAGTGAATTTAATTTAAAAAAAGTCGATGAGTTAGAGAATTCAATTAAAGAGATTTCTAATTTTATTGACAAGGCTAAATTAGAAAGCACTTCTTTCAGGTTTTTTAGATTCGATACTAAATTTAAGACCTCAACCCCACCCTACAATGACTGTATGCTTCCAATTATGAAAAGCATGTTGTTTAACCGGATCAAGCATGGTATCTAAATATATAAACTAATCCTATTTTTTTAATATAATTAGTATGAAAATTAGCATAATTACCAGAGCGACACGTCTGCATAATTTACAGACTGTTAAAGAATCCGTGTTTAATAATGTCCCAGACGGCTGTGAGATAATGTGGCACATTGTATTTGATACTGCCAATCTTAAAGATATCGATGCTGAATTACTATTTAATTTAAAAGATGACTCAACATCATTTCACTTTAAAAAGGGAGAGCCTGGAGGATTACTATATCCACAATGTTCTGAAATAATCTCAAAATTAGGAGAGAGTTGGGTTTACTTTTTAGATGATGATAACATTATGCATAAAGATTTTTATGAATACGTTTTAAAAACTTCAATATTAAATCCAGACAAAAAAGTCCACGTAGTTTCACAAAATGTTGCAGGAAAAGATTTCACTGGTTTAACTTATAGAAATGCTGCTCCTGAATTTATAAAGGTAGGAGGAGTCGACTTAGCCCAATTCATTATTAGCACAGAAGTATATAATCAATATGGATATAAATTCTTGCCGGATTATTGTGCAGATGGAATACTTATTAGTGCAATACATAACGAGCATCCAGAATGGTTTACGTTTACCGGAAAAATATTTGCACACTACAATTATTTACAAAAAAAATCTACAGCAAAAGTTCCTAAAGTATTGTATATCGGCACTGACAAGCCCGAATTAAAATCACTTAAAATACTTAACTATGAGGACGATAGCCTTAATGTTAAATATTTACAAAATGATTCTAATGTTAAATCAATACTTGCCGAATTTAGACCTGATGTTATCATAACAAGAGGAGAATCTTGGCAAAACTTTCCAGAACTTGCGAGTACATCACTCCAATTCCGTAGAAAATGGCTAAATATTAAAGAAGATGTTTCAGCAGAAGATGTTGGTCAAACAGCATATCAATGCGCAATGGAAAGTTTATTGAACCCTGATGGATTAGAAGATAGTTCAATGATTTCATATTTCACTCCAATATATAATACTGGTGAAAAGCTTTTCAATACCTATCAATCACTGCTAGATCAGACTTACGACAATTGGGAATGGGTTCTTGTAAATGATTCTACAGATGGCGGCAAAACCTTAAAAATAGCAGAATCCATCGCGGCAAAAGACCCTAGAGTACGCCTATACGATTTTAGAGAAAAAAGCAGTGGAAATATCGGTGAAGTTAAATGGAGATGTTGCACGATGGCAAGAGGATTTATTCTTGCTGAATTAGACCACGACGATTTACTTGTTCCATGGTGTACTGAAGATCTTTACAAAGCGGCTAAAAAACACCCGGAAGCCGGATTCTTTTTTAATGACACTGTTGAAGTCGACGAGAACTGGAATTCATTAACCTACGGGGAAGGATTTGCTCTTGGGTACGGTAAATAC